ACGGTCCACCACTGGAAGCCGGTTGAGGATTACCCGGAGCTGGCCTACGATCCAGACAACTGTATAACCTGGTGCGCACCATGCCACAGCAGTTATGAAAGGAAAAGCGAGAAGAGGAAAAAGGCTGAAATGATGATGACTAAAAGAAAAGCAAGGATAATAAAGGGGTGAATATGAATGGGATTACCAAAAAGTTTCAGGCAGTTAAAAAGCGGATCGGCTGGTGAGCTGGCCCAGGGGATAATAACCTGGGATGGCACAATTACCGAGGGAATTATCGAAGTTCCGGCGGGATCAAAATCTTTTCTTTTGTCCGTGGATAACTCGGAAACGGGCAAGACCCTTACAGCGACCTTAGAGCACCACGTAAGGATTGACGATTCTAAGGCAAGCGCTCAGATCGGTGAAGGGGATAACGGGGTTGTGACCGTTACCAGGGATGAGCCAGGTCCCGACGGAGAGGAATACAGCGTCAAGGTAGTAGTGCCGGAACTGGAAGAAGCGACCGATGTCGAGGTTGAGCTTGACGGAAAAGTGATTGCTGTTGAATTGGCCCTGAAAGAAGAGGGGGAAGACTATGTTCCTGATGACGATAAAAATACGGCAACGCTTATAGCGAGTGCAATTGATGGCCTTGAAGATTTTAGCGCCCAGGCCTCAGGTAATGGCACAGGGGTTTTTGATGAAGCAATAGAAGCGGTCCAGTTTACAGGGGGAACGACTGACATTTGGATTACAGCCTGTGAAGATGATGGCAGCGATACAGAGTTTGATATAGGCTCAGAGGGTAGCCATGTGTTCGGTCCGGTAGATGGGTTCCCTTTTATCAAGGGTAGAGTAAAGATAACAGCAGGAGAGGCACCTGATAATGATGACTACACTGTGGTCCAGGTGCAGGAGATATAACACTTGTTCGTGCCAGGGTTAGCGCAGACATCCCCCCCCCACCGGGAAAGTTAGGGGGCCTCTGCTGTTAACCATAGGCGAACCATCGTTTACATGCCGGGAAATTCGACCATGAAGGGGGGCTTCCAGAAATGACCAAAAAAACGGCCGAAAAACTTAAGACCTACCTGGGCGATCGCTACGAGCCTTCGGATGATGAGCTGATTGCTCTATACTGCGAAACCCACGAATTTTACAAAAAAATGCAGAGGGAATTAGAGGAAAATGACCTTCTTGTAAAGCACACCAACAAATATGGGGCTGAAAACCTGGTTAAAAACCCCCTGGCCATAGAGCTGACCAAGACAGTTAAGGTCCTTAATGACTTACTTAAGTCCCTCGGGCTAACAGCCGCACAGCGTAAGAGGGTGGCTAACGTTGAAGACAGCGACGAATTTGAGGAGTTCTAAACTGCAGGCTACCCGGTATGCCGAGGATGTGGCATCGGGTGAAATAAAGGCCTGCAAGAAAGTAAAACAGGCATGCCAGAGACACTTGAACGACCTGGAAAGGCAGGGCACCGAGGAGTTTCCATATATTTTTGATGAACACCTGGGTTACCGTCCCGTTGAGTTCATTGAAAAATTTTGTAAGCCCAGCCAGGGCGACTTTGAGAAAATAGAGCTGCAGCTATGGCAGCACTTCATAATCGGATCCCTTTACGGCTGGATCCACAAAGATACAAGGCTCAGAAGATTCAAAGAAGGCCTTATTTTTGTTGGCAGAAAGAACGGGAAAACCGCTAAGGTTTGCGGGCTATCCCTGTATGGCGCTTCCAAGGATGGAGAGAGAGGGGCCCGGGTATATCAGCTTGCCAACAGCATGAAGCAGGTCCGAAGGATAACCTTCGATGAATGTAAGGCCATGGTCCAGGCCAGCCCGGTGTTAAAGAAACATTTCCGGGCCCTCCGGGACCTGATCCACTTTGATAAAACGGCCTCCACCATAGAACCCCAGGCATCGGATAGCGAAAAGCTGGATGGCCTAAACTGCCACCTGGGCATATTCGATGAAATACACGAATACAAGCATTACAAGCTCATCAACATCATCAAAAACAGCACCGGGGCCAGGAGACAGCCATTAATTTTATACATCACAACTGCCGGCTACCAGCTGGATGGCCCACTAATGGATTACTACGAAAAGGGCGCTGACGTTTTGGAGGGGATAATCCCCAACGAACGCACATTTTATTTCCTGGCGGAGCTTGATGAGGAAGATGACATAGATGATCCCGAAAACTGGATAAAGGCCAACCCCAACCTGGGTGTAACAATTAACCTGGAAGAGATGGTAGAGGAATGGGAAGGCCGCAAACACATCCCGGCAGAAAGAAATGACTTCATCACCAAAAGGTTGAATGTTTTTGTCCAGTCGGATGAACAGAGCTTTGTTGATTTCGATATAATCAAACGGAACAATGACTACCTGGATCCGGAAATGATGAAGGGCGCTAACTGCATAGGCGGCTTTGACCTTTCTAATACTGAGGACTTCACATCAGCCTGTTTGGAGTTCCCCCTTGAGGATGGCCGTGTATTTGTCCTTTCTCATTCGTGGATCCCGGAGAAGAAAGTTAAGTTAGATAACGAAAAACTACCCTATAACGAGTGGGAAAAAGACGGGCTTTTAACCATTTGCAAGGGCGATTATGTGGACCATACCAAGGTTTATGACTGGTTTATAAACATGGCTCAAGTTTACGCAATTAATAAAATCGCTTATGATCCGGACAATGCTTACCGCCTGGTCTTGGAGCTACAGGCCTACGGCGGGGAAGAGTGGACCCAGGTGGTGAGGCAGGGATACAGAACCCTCAATGCGCCACTCAAGGATATAAAAGAAATGCTCCTGGACGGCAAGGTTGTTTTTAACCGAAACAAGCTAATGATCTGGTATCTAAATAACATTAAACTGGTTGATGATCGTAACGGTAACTGGCTGCCCACCAAGCAGGGCAGGTATAGAAAGATTGACGGCTTTGCCGCCTGGCTGAATGCTCACACAGAAGCTATCAAGCTTATACAGGCCCAAAAAGAAGGCGGGGGCGGGATAAGCTTTGTATCGTTCAAGGACCTGATGAAGTAAGGAGGTGTATTTTTGGATAATGTGCTTAGCGGAGCGGTAAGAACTATAAGGAGGGGGGTGGCTTCCGGGATATTCAAAATTGGGAGTATTTTTGCGGGAGCGGATAAAACAGCTTATGAGCGCTTCCGCTCCTGGTTTGAGCCGTTCAACATATTTTCAAGTCTGAAAGCCAACACTCTATCAACCAATGAAATTATTTTTGCAGCTGTTTCCCGGCTTTCTAATGCCATGGGCAGCATGCCATTGAAGTTATACCATAACTATGATGTTGTAAACACGCAGACAAGCGATCTACTCATAAACAATCCTAACCCGAATATGACCGGCCTTGATTTTATCCGGACCATGGAATCTCACAGGAACACCTCGGGGAATGGGTATGCTATCAAGGATTATGATAATACCTTCCAGACAAAAGCCCTCTGGATATTGGACCCAGCCAAAGTTAACCCGGTTATAGAAAAAGACACCCGGGAGCTTTGGTACGAGATCCACGGGGATCAGGGCAGGTATTACGTACACAACATGGACATGATCCACGTAAAACATATTCATACGGTGGGCTACCTGGGGATATCCCCCATAGATGTTTTGAAAAACACAATAGACTTTGATGCCAGGGTTAAGGAGTTCAGCCTGGATCAGCTTGAGGGGGCCATAAGGGCCTCTTTTATTTTGAAGGTTGCATCCAACCTGTCAGAGGACAAGAAAACTGAAATGCTCCAATCTTTCCGTGAATTTTACAAGAATAACGGTGGGGTCCTGATACAGGAGCAGGGCACAGAGATAAAGGAAATCGAAAGAAAATTCATTGATTCCCAGGACTTTGACATTGAGAAGATTACCCGGACCCGGGTGGCCATCGTTTATAACATGCCCCCGTATATGCTGGGGGAAACGGAAGGCCTTAACTATGCAAGCGGGGAACACCAGCACCTTGACTTTGTGGAAGGCACCCTGGCCCCGATCGTTAGACAGTATGAACAGGAGTTTAGCCGGAAGCTCCTCACAAAAACCGAAAGACAGCGGGGGATGTATTTCAAGTTTAATTTAAGGGCCCTGCTACGGGCTGATGTGAGAACTCAAAGCGATGCTTATTTCCGTCAAATTCGGTCCGGTATGTTAACCCCGAATGAAGCCAGGGCCCTGGAGGATAGACCACCCTTAGAAGGGGGTGACGAGTTACTCGTAAGCAGAGACCTGGAGCCAATAAGTAAGAGAGGTGAGAAAGGGAATGGCCAAAACTAAAGAAAAAGTTACAAGCCTGCTTAACAAAAAAAATAATAAATTTTGGGAGGTTAGGGCTTCCAAAGATTCTCCCAATACGGGGGAATTACTTATTTACGGTCCTATATTTTCTGAAAAGCTTTTCGAGGATGAGGTATCCCCCAAATCCATTAAGGAAGAGCTAGACGAGCTGGGCGACATTGAAAACTTGAACATATACATCAATTCCCCCGGTGGAAACGCTTTCAGCGGAAGTGCCATATACAGCATTTTAAAGCGCCACTCTGCCAGCAAGGTAGTCCACATTGATGGGCTGGCTGCTTCCGCAGCTTCCGTTATAGCCATGGCCGGGGATAAGGTAATTATGCCGGAAAACTCCATTATGATGATCCATCGAGCATGGACTTTTGCCATAGGCGACAGCACGGAAATGCGAAAAGAGGCGGATATCCTGGACCGGGTGGACAAGTCCCTGGTTTCTG